TGCAGAAACTTCTGAAGAAACTACGATCCAGTTAGCACCACCTCTAAGTGTAGTTTTATGGATTTGAGCCGATAATTGGTTAATCTTAGTGATTAACGTTTGGTTCCAATCCTTTTGAGTGTACCCTTGTAAAGTAGCACCTGCGGTACCACCGTACTTCCACTCATTGTAATCCCACTTCAAGTTCCAAGCGGCACCTTTTCTCAAGTCTCTTAAGATTTCTCTATCAACCTCAGCAGCGATTTGCTCAGATAACAACGCGGTTAACTCAGCTTCAGCATCGATGTTGTGGAATGCAGATACGTCTTGAGCCAATTCAGGAGACCAAGAAGCTCTTAATTTTCTTTCAGTAACAGAAACAGTAACTGATTCTAATTCGAAAGAAACTTCACCAATTGCATCTTCGAATTCAAGTGATGCGTATTGTCTGTAAGTGATTGTGAATGCAGTTGCAAGTACGTCAGCGGCTGCAGTGTAATCAGCAAAACCTGAAGTTGAAGAGTAAGACTGTAAGTCAACTTGTAAGTACATAGTACCTTCTTCGTCACAGATATCGTTAAATTTACCTGTTAAACCTGTTGCTTTTTGTCCGTACTCAACGATACCTTTACCGTATTTCTGAGTTACTACGTTGAATGGTTTAGATGCAGCTTCGAAGTTAACTTCTAAAGAAGCTAAGAACTCTTCTGTATCCATTTCGTTACCATTAGGTCCAACGATTTTACCTTGACCCGCTTTAGCGAAACCACTAACTGCGATAATAACTGAAGATGCGGTATCACCTGAAGCGATAGCCGTAGCTGAAGTTGATGCTACTCCGTTAGCGAAAGATACTGCAGTTGATCCTGTTAAAGTTTCAACTGTGAAATCACCTTTTGAGTAATCGAATAAACCTTCAGACGCTCCGTCTCCTTCTTCGTAGAATCTGTCGTACAAGTTTCTTCCGTTGTAACCTTTGTCAGCGGCGTCGCTGTTACCAGGCATTCCGTAAGGTGAACTGTGTGCGTTACTTACTCTATCTTGAATTTTAGGTACGAAGTAGAACAATTTACCGATAGGTAAGTTCATTGCTTGTACAGAAACGATGTCGTTTGCCAATAATTTAGAGAATACTCTTCTGATGATTGGGAATACAACAGTTTCGAAAGATCCTGATGAATCTGAAACAGCTGCTTCGTTAATCAAATAAGAAGCTTGGTTCTCATATAATTGTGCGATGTTATCTTTTTGGTGACCGTCTAATCCCTCAAGGAATCCTAAGTCATCCCATTTTTTGATGGTATCTTCTTTGATAACTCTAAGGTGCTTAAGACCAATGTTACCAACCATACCGCTTTCTAATAATGCTCCCATTTTAATTAGGTATTTAATTTTTTTATTTTATTATTTTATTTTTGACATTAAATCTTTCATTCTCTTGAACTGTGGGCTCTCATATGCTTTCGCTTCTGAAAGAACTTCTTGAGATGAAGATGTTGTCGGGGTTGATGCAATCTTATCAACGACTGCCTCAGTAACATTTTTGTTAGAACCTAACTCACCTGCGATTGTTTTATAGGTAGATTTAGATTCAGTTAAAGAAGTGACAGAGTCAAATCTTTTCAAAATGTTTAATTTCTCTTGACGAGTTGTAGAATGTTCAGTGAACAATCTGGTTGCGTATGCTAAATTGGCGTTGAATACTGCAACTTCATTAAGTTTCTCTTTAAATAAGACTAACGCTTTCTTGTATTCTGCGTTTTGTTTCTTTAAAGTTTCAACTTCTTCGTTGATTTCCGCACGTCCTGCTTTGTATTTTTTACCTTGACGTGGTCCTTCACCTCTAACATCGTTACCCATTGTTCTTGAAGCTTCATCCACTTCCTCTTCATGAGTTTCTTCCTCTTCAGAGACTTCCTCTTCTGAGACTTCTTCATCGGATACTTCATCATCATCACCTAAGTCAATTTCGTAAACAGTCTCATCACCTTCAGAAACTTCCTCTTCCATAGAATCACCACATTCGTGACACTCTTCTTCAGATTCGTTATAATCTCCTTCAGCGACTTCCTCTTCACCTTCATCGTCTAATTTGATGATGTATTCGTCTTCTCCGTCTTCGAACTCAACTGTATCACCGTCTCTCTTCACAACAATTCCGTCCTCAGGTTTCATTGATTTGAAAACTTTAAGAACTTCTTCGTCAGAAGCGTCGGTCATATCTAAAACGTCATCGTCACCCTCTTCGTCAGCCATTGGTCCGTCAATCTCGTCTTCCATGTCCACTTCATCGTCAGATGAATCGTCACCAAAGTCTAAATCTTCGTCTCCGGCTTCCATGTCAGGATCCTCGTCGTCAGATGGTTCGTCGTTTATCGAAGCTTCGTCATCATTTCCTTCCTCATCAGCAAAATCTTGCTCTGAGACTGGCATATCGTTTTCGTCTTCTAAATCAGGAGTTTCGTTACCCTCAACTTCCTCTTCTTCCATTGATTCTTTCAGCACCTCGTTTAGTTCTTCCTTCATAGTTGAAGCAAGTATACCCTTTGCGTTTGCCTTAACTGCCTCTTCAAGGTCTTGGACCTGAAGCAATGCTTGTTCTAAAATGGATTTTTTACTCATTTTTTTTATTTAGTTTAATAATAAATATCTCTTATTTTGGAAAAATTTAGTTTTATGATATTCTAATCACAGAAAAATTAATTACTTCGATAAAAAATTATCTAGTTTGCCCATTAATTTTTTCATTCTGTCGTCCACAATTGGTTTCTCTTCAATAGATTCTTCAAACTTCTCTCTATCGGATGGGTCTGAGAAAACATAAGCACCGGGGGTAGATGGTGATGATACTAAATCGAAGCAAACCAATTCGAAATCATCCTGAACAATGTTTTGTCCTCTTTCAGATTTTAATGATCCAACTCCTCTTGATGAAATACCTAATGTAACTCCATTCATAAGTAACATTGCGGCTTGATCACCCTTAGTTGATACAATACCCATTTTTTTCCAACCTGGCGAAGTAAGTAGTTTAATTTTACCCATTAAGATTTTACCGTCCCACCATGTCTCTGTGATCGAGTGTGAAACCCTATCTAAGTCAATTAATGAAGATGATGGATGGTTAAGTTCATTGAGAGCACTTCCTTTACCAATAATGGTTTTGTACTTCTCCATTTCTCTTTTTAAGAGTTTTTCAGGATATATTCTTCCGTTCTTATTTGGGGTGTCAAATTTTTGTAGAACTGCATAGAGAACTACGTCGTCAGAAAAATCGACATTCTTCATTTCTGAAATGACTTTTTTGTTCTCGTCTGCAGATATAAAACCGGCATCATACTCAATGAGTATACCTTTACCAGTTTCTTTAGGACCTAATACTTTCATGTACCTATAGTTTTATTACTATAAATACATCATAATCGAAGTTATTTTTTATTTTTGTGAAAATTAAATAATCGATCATCGTCTAAACACGTGTCAACTATTTCTTTTAACAGTATATGAAGGTCTGTTTTTAACTTAATGTCTTTAATATTAAGTTCTTTAATCACGTATAAAGTGATTTCTAAGTTCATGAATGATCTTTTATCTACTTGAACTCCGTTTGTTCTAATATCTAAATCAACAATTGATTCGGGTCTAAAAATGTCCAACCCTAAGTTGTAGATAAATTTTTTTATTTTATTTCTTGACGAATTAACGATAGAGTTAACGTTAGAACACTCGTCTGATGGTTCAACCCACGAATTGAGGGTTAAGTAAATTGTTTTTAAGTCACTATGGTCTATTGTGCCATAACCCATTTTTATGTTTTTATAATCCCCTAAAGGTATAAATCTTCCTAATTTCATTTAATTTTTCATCTTATTCTCTTTTTTATGGTGTTTTATAAAAGATAAGGAAAAATATTTTTTAAATCAAATTTTTTCTTTATATTTATGTATATAAAGAAAATACAATTTGAAAATATGCTTATAGTTGAGGTAAAAAATGGTAATGTCGAACAGGCGTTGAAAAAACTAAAAAATAAAGTTAGGAATGTTAAACAGGTTAAAATGCTTAGAGATCGACAAGAGTTTACCAAACCCTCAGTTTCTAAGAGATTGCAAAAACAGAAAGCCAAGTACATTCAAAAATTGAAAGAAAAAGAAGAGAAATAAAAAAGGGACCAATCGGTCCCTTTTATTATGATAAACTCTCAAGTAAATCCTCCATTCGATATAAATTATATCGATTAAGGTCCATTTCCTGTATTTGTTTTCTTACTAAGTCTGCTTTGTCTTTAAACGTTGTATCTTCTTTAACTAATTCATCTAATCTGTTATTTATTGATTCATAAACGACTTTAGTCTTTTCATTTAATTCTGTTTGATTAAGTGTTAAAATTGATTTTAATTTTGTTTTTTCTTCTTCTGTGAGAGTTTTATCATAACTAACATTAAAATTGTTTACCAAAACTGAGTTCAATAAACTTTCATTAACTCCAACCTCAACTTTTAATTCGTCAGCGGTTTTAGATTTCAATAAGTGTTCCACTAAATTCTTTTTTGCAACAACTTTGTTTGATATATTACCTAACTTATCTGGTGATGACAGAACATCTAACCACTCATATAATTCGTTATTAGTTTTTTCCACATCCTTAAGTGATTCATTTAAATCAAAAATAGATTTACTCACATCATGATGTTTTTCTTTTAATGCTTTAGATAACTCCTCAACGTATAATTGTGCAGTTTCTTTATCATCAAAACTTTTAGTTTCTAATTCTTCGTATAATGAATACATTTCTTTCAGAACATCACTTTTCATGATTGGTCTGAAATATTTTTTTAAATTGTCATTAAAATCTTTCTTACCGTAAGATTCTGTTAATTTGACTAATATCTTGTTTTTAACATGTCCAAATGTTGCCATAATTACTCTTGTATAATGTCTTTGAGTTTATTTTCTATTTCATAAATATTCTGTTGTGCCTTGTTAATATCAAAAAGGTCATCAAAATCTTGAGTATCGTCACCTAACATTCCTAAAATCTTAGATTTCTTACTTTCACTTAAAGGTTCAGAACCCCCTTCATCACCTCCAGGTGGTGGCGGTGGTGGTGGAGATCCTCCACCTAAATCCATTCCTCCCATGTCTCCTCCACCGTCAGCGGGTGCAGCACCGGCCTCGGCAGCTTGTCTCTCCTCTTCAGGGATACCATACTTCTTATCTACCTCATCAAACACACCCGTTCTCTTAATAATGTTCTGTGTGATACCCAATTCAGCACCAAGTGCCCTTTCAAGTCTTTGTTGTTGTAGATCAAGTATTACATCGTTATCACTCATACCAAGAATATTTTTCTTAGCCCAAGTGTGTGAAACAGGTTGAATTCCGATTTGGGATTGGTCTGATGTTGCGTCTTTATAAAGAGTAATCTTTTCCTTCCACTGTTCGATTCTTAATAGATCTGATTGTGCGGATGGATTTGTTAGGGATAAGGTAAAATTATTAAGTTCATCCTCTAATCCTAAAAGGTATAAATGAACTAACGCAATTTTATTTAATTCTTGGATAAGAGATTTTTGAATTCTGTTGATGGTTCTTGCAAAACGAATATCCATCAACGCTAAACTCTTACCTTCACCTACGATTTCTTCAAATCCTAAGAATGCTTTAGGAATTCTAAGTGCTGCTAATAATTTCTTTTGAATGTACTCGATATCTGCAATCTCACCTAAGTTTTGTGCTCCCGGTAATGTTTCAATAGGAGATGACTGACCTGGATCTCTAACGGGGATAAAGTAGTCTTGATCTACCGCCATTTGGTTGTATCTCATATCTACTTGACCATTTCTTTGATCTACAATCTGATCTCTCTTAAATTTGTTAGCCACACGTTGTACGTACGCTTCAATATCTTTGTCGTCCATGTTACCAACAAATACTTTAAAGACCCTTCTTTCAGGGGCTCTTGAAGTTCTGTAGATTAACATTGCATCCTCCGCAAGAAGTAACTGTTTCCAAATACGTCTTACTTTATCTAACATAGATGTACCGTAAGGAAGTTTTCTATCGTCACCCAATAATCTAAAATGGGCAACTTCCCATGCTTGGAATTCCATATCCTTATTCTTCCACGTAAATCTTAACTCTCTACTTGGCATTTGTACATTGGCCGCAGGTTCTGATTTATGTACCTGAGAAGCCGCACCCTCGTGTCTTTCAATCTCTATGTTTGGTAATTGTTGACACCCTATTACACCTCTACTTGGGTCTATTTTTAGATATACGAAATCATCACCGTACTTAGCTAAACCTCGACACCACATTTGAAGATTCGTGTTAATGTCTAAAACATTATAAAATAAATCCTCCAAAATATTCTTTACCCTTTTAGATTCCGAATAAATCGTTAAGATTTGTCCTTTCTCAGAAAGTGTTGTTGATTCTTCTGAATATATGTCTAATGCTGCGGAAATTTCTGGTGTAAATTCCATAGATTCATAATCATAATACGCGGCCAACCTATTTGGTTCATAGTAAACCGATTGGTTGTATAATGACTGATCTAATTTGGCCCACTTGTCAGCAATGTACTGAGATTGTTGGTTTTGTAGGAGTTGTTTCTCATACTCCTGTCTGCTATCGGTTTTTAACAGTTGATCTTTATCAAAACGATATTGCGGAGGTGTACTCGGCTTCTCTGTTTGATAACCGAAAACCTTTGTTAATCTTTGATAAACCGTTAAATTTTGTTTTGCCATACTAATAAATACCTTATTAAATAATTTTTTGTGAATCTATAAATCTATAGAATTCTTCGGATAGTAATCCATATCCTTCTGAGTTTGGATGTTGTGTTCCACGAGTATCCCATCGTTCTTTATGCTCCCATAAATC